TGAACACTTTTAGGTATTAAATGGAATGGTTCATATTATTTGGTTACGGGAAGTGGTACCGGTACTGCACCAAAAATTGCATTATCTTATGATGGTATAACATGGACAGGTTCTACAAATGGAAATACTGTATTCAGTGCTGGTCCTGAAAAATCATCATGGGATGGATTTAAATGGGTTGTAGCTGGTGGTGCTTCCGCCAATAAATTAGGATATTCATATGATGGATTGACATGGTCAGGTTCAACAAATGGTAATTCAATTTTCACTTCAAGTGTAAGAGATGTAGTATGGAATGGTTCTATATGGGTTGCTTGTGGTAATGGTACAAATATCTTAGGATATTCATATGATGGATTGACATGGTCAGGTTCAACAAATGGTAATGCTATATTCAGTGGTGATACTCTCGATGTTGCATATAATGTAACTTGGAATGGTTCAATGTTCTTATGTGGTAATTCAGTGGGTACATCCAATGTAAGTAATAAAAATACAATTGGTTATTCATATGATGGTATTACATGGTCAGGAGCAACAAATGATTTAAATGTCATTAGTAGAACTGTGTTTGATATTGGTTATAAACCAACATTCAATCCACCAGCTACCACACCTACACCTACTCCAACTTCAAGTCCATCAGTGACTCCTACACCGAGTATAACACCATCTGAATCGGTAACTCCGACACCAACACCTACGGTTACACCATCTTCTCCATCATTCACCTTACAATATGATGTTGGATTTATTGGAAGTTCAGGTGGTACTAGTAAAACTTATGATTTAATGGATGCATCCATGAGTGTAGCTGGTTGTACAATTACTTGTAATACATTTACTACATCTTCAAGTAGTGGTGGTGCGACTCAAGTATCACAAAGTTTAGGAAGTTCATGTTTAGCGGGTACTTTAAATGTAAGTCGAAGGGTAAGTGTGAATGCGTTTACTCAAAGAACACAATCTACTATAGTGACAAAAATTAATAATGTTACTGTAGATACTCATACTATTAGTACAACATCAAATATAACAAGCGGGAATCCATTAGCTGAAACATATTATCCACCTGTAACACCATCTAATGGTGATATAGTTTCGGTAGTTTGGACAGATACTTTAATATAATTTAAGATGATACCTATAAATCAATCCGAATTAAACACAGTGGTGGCAACTTGTAGTCGTAACAAACAACTAACAGGTAATGTGTATTATTTGTGGACAATGACCCACAAGTTAACAAAACAGAATTGGAAGTTCATTCCATACCTGTTACCAGCTACTGGTGCAATTGGGTATGAACCAAGTTATGACCAATTTCAAATTGATGTTGATTCTGCAAGTGCAGAAGTATTCATCGCAACAGGAACTATAACACCAGTAAACTTGCACTTAATACCGGGTCAATATTATGTGAAAATCTATGAACAAGCGTCTTCGACAAATTTGAACCCAATAACAGCATTCGATGTGGTATATGAAGGAATGGCCAATGTAATTGGAACCAATCCTGTATATAACGATATTGTTAGTTACACTGGCAATTCATCGAGTCAAATATTTAAAGTATATCAAGGATGATTAACATTGAAAAATTAAAATTTGGTGCAAACACCCTGACTAGTTTTCAGGAGGTGTTTAACCGCAACGAGGTATTCATACGTTGGGGTGGAGATAATATGTTCGTAAATGAACTATATCTGTTGAATGATGCATCACCAATACAAAACGCATGTGTTCGTTCCAAAGTGGATAACGCTGTTGGAATGGGTTATATGACCGATTATAAAGTTAACAGCAAAGAGTATATCAATGATGTTGCAAGAAAAATGTATTATGAGTTTATTACAACTGGTAATCTATTTTTGGAAGTTGTATGGAAACAAGATAGGTCTCAAGGTCTTGCTGGTTTCCACGTAATCCCATCTCGTTATATGAGATTAGGTAAACCAAAAGAAATGGGTGAACCTGTAACCAAATTCATGTATTGTAGAGATTGGGCCAATTGGAGAAAAGCGGGAATAGTTGAATTTTCTGAATTTGACCCAAAGAATTTCACAGATAGACAAATTGTCCATATCAAACAATATCAATCAGGATATGATTATTATGGAGCACCCGATTGGTTATCTGTAATCAATGATGTTAGATTGAACCATGCAATTACTGTATTCAACTTAAGTAACATTCAGAATGGTTTATCACCATCTCTATGGGTACACTTTAACATGAACGCACCTGACAGTACAAACGAACAGAATCAAATTTTACGTTCAATTGAAGATAGATATATGGGTCCTGAGAATGCTGGTCGTGTAATTGTATCTTATGGTGAATCAGAACAAAAACCTGATATCACTCAAATTCAATCAACAGTTGAATCAGGATACTTCTCAAACATATTCGATTTGGTTCAAAAACAAATCATGAGTGGTCATAAGATTATCGATGGTAGTTTAATTGGTCTTCCAAATCCTGGTGGGTTTACAAGTAGTGCAGACCAATTGGAAACTGCATATAAGTTATTTATGAATACATCTGTTAAACCAATTCAGAACTTCATGAACAGAGAAATACAACCTATACTTGAACTCATCTATCCTGACCAAGAAATAAGCTTAGTTATACAACAAAATCAAATCTTATCATAATGAATAACGTATTATTAATATCAGAAGAATTATTAAAGACCTATTCGTACATTAACGAGAACGTTCAATCGGATGAGTTAAGATACGCTATTATGGTTTCTCAGAATATAGAAATCCAAGAATCCTTGGGTACAAATCTATATCAACATATTTTGGATTTGGTTGATAACGGAACCATTGGTGATGCTGGCAATTCAAACTACAAAACCTTATTGGACAAATATATTCAACCAGCATTAATTGGTTATGCTTTGTTCAGGGCTGTGGATAACTTCATGGCCAAACTAATGTCAGTTGGAATTGTACAGAATCGTTCTGAACAAGGTAGTAATATTGATTTTAAATTATTCTTGCACATTAAGAACCAAGCAAAAAATGATGCCGAGTTCCAAGATAATTTATTAAGAAGACATTTAATATTCAGGTCAGGTTTATATCCTGAATATAACAACGGAAACTTGAACGATGGACAATTACCCCCAATCCCTCAATCTCCATTCCAATCACCAATAACATTACCTGGTAGTAACTACTATTGGAAAAACGGTAAAATGTATGGATGTACTTCACCACTATGTGTTGACAGTCCATTTCCACAATGGTATGGTTCACCAAATAATTCAGGAAACGTACATTAATGAGTCAATTACCAGTATCAGAAATAGTTACGGCTATCATAGCCGGTATTATTGGTTGGGTAACATCAGGAAGATTTACCAAACAATCAATTGAAGTACAGAACGCTCAAGCCGTGTTGGAGATGTGGAAAGAAACCGCAACCGCACAAAAACTTGAGATTCAACAACTAAAAGAAGAAATGAAATCCATGGTCAAGAGAATTGACGAATTGGAGAATCATGTAATTCGATTGGAGAATGAAAATCGTGAACTGAAAAAACAGTTACAATCTTAACCAAACACAAAACCAATCTATGAATGAAGTCCCACTCTAACAGGTGGGATTTTTTATTTTAGTCTGGCAAAATATTTTAAAAAAAATTTGGATATCTCAAAAAAACTAGAATATCTTTGTGTATGAAATCAAAAATAAAAAACATGAAAACTCTATTTGTAAGTTTGTTGTTCACTTTAGTAACAACCACAGCCATGGCACAAACAATGAAACCATCTTATGATTGGGAACAGTTTGATGAGCAATCTTCTAAAATTTATAAAGAGGAATTGATTCAGTATTATGATTCCAAAAAACAAGAGATTATTAAAGAATATAGTTCTGGTTGGAAAAGTAATTATCCTGAATCCAAAAAAATGGATTTAGAACAAAACGAAAGAAACCGTAAATTTTATTTGGAAGATTGGGAGTTCAATTATAAATGGGCAACCAGAACACAATTAGAAAAGACAATCGACAGTATTCAAGTTTTTATACATTCCAATAAATTTAGATATGGTATTGGTCCAATTTGTTTAGGAATTGTGATTGGTCTATTAATTAGATTTTTTCGAAAAGTTCAAACCCAATCATAATTATAAACCCCACTTATTCGGTGGGGTTTTTTATTTTCCTAAATTGATTGTTTACCAAATTGCATATATAACTTTGGGACACATTCCATTCATCGGCAAGAACTTGTTGTTTCTCACCGTTTCTATATCGTTGTCTAATTATTTCAACAACATCATCAGGTATATTTCTTTTGTAATTTCTTCTACGTTTATTTTTATCAGTTAGTAATGGAGCCCATTCCAAATTGGTTGCATCATTATTAAATCTATTCCCATCTTTGTGTTTAACAAATTTATATCCTTCAGGATTGGGAACAAATAATTCAGCAACGATTCTGTGTACATAAAAGAATCTCATTTTTTTATTTATATACAACATAAGTTGAGCATAACCATTAACATGTTGTATGAGTTTCTCCTTACCCCTTTTAGTGAAAACATTACCTTCTTTGGTTACTTTATAACCACTATTTCTAAAATTTTTCATAACTCAAATATATCCATAAATATTGATTAATCAAAATCAATTGCATAAAAAACCCCGCCACTCTTGTATAATATGGGAACAACTTAGAGCGAGTGACGGGGCTAATGAAAAAAAAGAAACTTCTATTAAAAAAGTTATCTATAATTATCACGGTTTTGTAATACGATGCAAACCATTCCCCCACCGAATGGCGAATTCAAATATGGATAATTTAGAGTGAGGGAATGGAACAATCACAGAGACATGGATTGTTTTTGTATGTAATCACAGAATTACTATATCAAATATAAGAATAAATTTTGAAACTACCAAATCTTATTTTTAAACTTATCATGATTTTCTTGTAACACTTCCAACGTTGGAATGGTATCAAATAACTTACTAAATCTCTCACCAGTTAACTTATCTTGTAAGTAATGGAGTATGATATAAACTTTTCCATTTGGAGTGATTACAGGACAAATTTGACTGGTAATTGAATATGACCCATGAACAAGATTTATGGTATCGCAAATACAAGGAAGGTCATCTATTTCTTCAATTTGAGATTTAACCTTATCTCTTTCTTCTGGCCAACGATTACCGTTTCTAATCATATTGATTAATGGTCTTGATACCCCATACATTTTTGCAATTTCTGAATCAGATAGATTCTGTTGGAACAGATTTTTAATTTCTCTAACCTGTTCTACTTTAAGTTTGAACGCTCCTAGCATTTTTGTTTTAATTTAATTTATGTTTATTTTTGAATTGTTCGTGAATTGTTGTTTCACCGGTAAAGGTATAACCCAAACATACAAGGAGTTCTTGCACATTTTTGAAGTCACTCTCTTTGATGGGGTCAAGTTTGAGATATGACATTTCAGGGTCATCTTCTTCTGTTGTTCGAGTATAATGGATTTTACATTTAGCATCCAATCCCCATTTGCCACCTTTCTTATGATAGAATTGGTCCTCATCTACATATTTTCCACATAATCTACAGAAGAACATCCAACCTTTGGGACCCATGATTCTTCTGCTCAAGTATAATTCAAATTTCTTTTTACCTGACATTGTTTCTTTTTTCTATAAATATCATATATATAGGAAAAAATACATAAACAATTCGGTATTTTGAAATTTTTTTGTGTATTTATTTGTAAATATGGGTAACTATTCCTATATTTGGAATTAAAAAAAGAATTATTATGGCGAAAACATCTAAAACAACAAGGGAACAATTCACCTTCTACTTGAGTTACTTCGACGCTCTTAATGAATTGGAATCAGACGAAGATAAGGTACAATACTTAATGGCAATATGTAATAAACAATTTTATGGTATTGAACCAATCAATCTTAGTAAAGATGTTAGATTGGTATATAAGAGTCAAAAACATTCCATGGATAAATCAATAATTGGTTGGGAATCCCAAGCTGGTGTTAAGTTACAACCACCTACGGGAGGTACTACCCAAGTACCCTACCAAGGTAGTACCCAAGTACCCCACCTAGTACCTTCGGTACAAGTACAAGAACAAGTACAAGTACAAGTACAAGAACAAGAACAAGAACAAGTACAAGAACAAAAAGAAGTACAAGTAGAAGAACAAGTACAAGTAGAAGGGGAAATTCAATTTGAAAAGAAAAGAAAATTAAGAAAAGATATATTGGATTTATTTGGTATGGCAATACCAGAACAAAGATTATTCAAATATATTGCAATTGCTGATTATAATTCGATTGAACAATTTACTGGTATGGAAATTACTTCAACAGATATTGAATTATTTGAAGAATATAATAATGCAATTAATTAACCCTCCTCAACGTAAGAACACCAGTATACTGGGTAAATTTTGAAATTAAAATAAACTTCAATATATTTGTATATATGGAACAAGATAACCTCAACAAAGAAATTGCTAGCATCCTTTTCAATGTAAAGGATGAGCCAAGGAATGTATCCAAAATGGAAATCAAAGAAATGATTGCAAAGATTTTAGGGTATGGCCAACATTTAATTAATGTGCAACTATTGAGAGGTAAAGATACCTTCACCAACTTATTTGGTAATAGAATGGAGCAGGACCCACTATTAGAAGAATTAATAAACTTATACTACTCAGAAGAACAATGGAACAATTAATAAAAAAATACGGTAGAGCAAATGGCATGGTGCTAGACCTAATGAAAAAAAGATGTGACTTCAATGCCGAGCATAATAAGTTTGAATGGACTGGCGAACTTAAAACACACCAAATAATGGAAGCGACTGGCTTAACAGAACAAGAAGTAAAAGATGCTGTTCAATATTTACTTGGTGTAGGATTTATTAGCCAGTATAAAACCTTTGAGGTTTATTCAATGAATATTTTGGTAATCAATAATCACTAATATAAAATTATGAATATAGAAGATTTCAACAACTTTGAGAAAGCTCCCGATTATGCAGAGAGTAAATGCGTAATCGTTCCAATGGATATTTTTACATTAATTCATTCTCACGAATTTAAATTACTAGAACCAACTCTAACTGATAAGATAATGAATGAAGGGTTGGAATCTCTAACACCAGAAGAATCTGAAAGATTCAAAAGATTACAAATAGATTTGTCTTATCACTTCAACCAAGTATTCAATACACCTCACACCGACAGAAAGTAATATTTTGCAATCTGAAAAATTTGACATATATTTGTAGAAGATAAGAATAAGGTTTATACCTGTTTTTGTTTTTCATTTTTAAACCCTCAACGACTGGTGTACGTTGGGGGTTTTTTATTTATCCTACAAAAATAAAATGAATAATCCTATATTTATCAAATAGGATAAACACACAACTAGTTATCATTATGGAAAAGTTTTTCGAAAAAATAGAAGAAAGAGCAATCAATTATTTCACAATGACTGATGAGGAAAAAGATGAATTGCTGGCTGATTTTGCAAACATATACATCAAAGGGAAATTCAAAGTAGGAATAACCTTCAAACATATTATAAATGATTTGGAGAAGGATATAGAGCGTATTGAATCTCAGAACAGATATGAACTTGCGGCGTTGTTAAATGACGTTAGAATTAGTCTGGCTGAAGTTGCAGATGAGTTGGATGCTCAACATAAAAAACAAATCAATAAAGACAAGAATGTGTAATTGCAAAGGAAAAGGGAAATCACAAACGATTAACAATTTGGACAATGTTGATGTAATCAATTACGCCAAACAAATTTATGATAACATAATCACTCCAAATACAACAGGAGAATATTCTGATTTGGATAAGATTGAAATTATTGGGGCGTATTCATCTTTATACCCCAACGCATCACAAATACCATCACTACAAGATGCAATTGATAATATCCGAATTGGAATAGAATTATATAACGACAAACATACAAAAAGATTTAAACGATAATGGAATCACAAAGAAGACCTGGTAGACCAAGGGTCGAAAACAATTTAGCTGATGGTTGGGTAGATATAATCATCCAATCAGGAAAAGAAGGAAAACATATCACCGACTTCCTAATCATATTGGGAATTAGTTGGGATGCACATTGGGCTCTAATGGAAAGAAATAAAGATTATTACCGAGCCGTCAAGGAATATGAAAAGTTCTGTGAACAATATTGGTATAATCAAATGCATGCTCAAATGGAAGAAAACGGTGGAGCTGGTTATAATTCAAGACTATGGTCTTTGATTATGAGAAACAAATTTGGTGATAGATGGTCTGAAGCTAGTAAGGTTGATTTAACATCCAAAGGTGAACAAATTGAAACCAAAGCACCAATTCAAATTGAAATTATAAAGAACACAATAAAAGAAGACGATGCCGAAAAGTAAATTGAGAGGTGGCAAGAAAGCTCACCGTAAAAGAGTAGCGAATAGAAATAACGTTATACACCAAAAGAAACTTGCATTAACTAAACAGATAATTGCACAAATGAATGAAAAAAACAACGCAAACCAAGATAACAACCAAGTCGGGGAAGGTGTATAATTACCAATACAATTACCAACCAGTGTGGTTGAGACCTGAGATTCATGCCAAACTAAAAGACGTTGCATCAAAGTATAAATTGACATTGAATAAACTTATAGAAAAATTTGTAGATAGCGATGGCGAAAACTAAGACACAATCGGTTGCAACAAGAACATCAAGACCAAAAGTCAAAAGACCTGGTATTCACGCTAAAACAAAATACTCCAACAATAAGAAATCAAAACTATACAAGAAGGTAAACAGAGGACAAGGATGAGTATAAAAACAACGGTAGTCTTTGAGGAATTACTTAAATCAGATGAATTAGATAAAAGAATTGTTATCGCTCAGGGAGGTTCTCGTAGTGGTAAGACGTTTAACATTCTAATCTATTGGATTTACCGTCTTTTGCAAGAGGATAAGAAGACTTTGACCATTGTCCGTAAGACTTTACCATCTTTAAAAAATAGTGTCTTAAAAGACCTTATTCAGGTTCTTGAGTTATTTGAGATATATGACCCCAACAAATTCCACAAACAGGAAGGATTCTATGAGTTAGGTTCCAACATAATCAATTGGACCAGTGTCGATGAACCACAAAAGATTCGTGGTATGAAACGTGACTACTTGTATTGTAATGAAGCCAATGAATTGAAAATAGAGGATTGGAACCAATTAATTTTTCGAACAACCGATAAGGTAATCTGTGACTTGAACCCATCTGAACTAAACAGTTGGGTTTATGATTTGGAGAAAAGAGATGATTCTTATATGTTTAAAACAACTTGGAGAGATAATCCATTTGTATCTGACACAATCATCAAAGAGTTGGAATCACTGAAAGAGAAAGATGAAAACTTGTACAGAATCTACAATCTTGGTGAGAAAGGTATTGCAACCCAATTGGTGTTCACAAAGTTCTCTACGATTGAGAAAATCCCTGAAGGAATGAAACTGTTGGGTAGAGGAATGGACTTTGGTTACAACTCACCAACAACCCTGATTGAAATCTACAAGGATGAAGATAATCTGTATATACGAGAATTGTTATATACCAAAAATAAAACAATGCCAGATATAATCTATCAAATGGAACAATTGGGTTTTGATAAGACAGATACCATTTGGTGTGATTCTGCATTACCACAAAATATTGAAGAATTAAAACGAAGTAGATTCAATGTAAAACCGGTAAATAAGAAATCTATATTACACGGAATTGACCTAATTAAACGTCATCATATTTGGATTGAATCCACATCAACAAATACAATCAAAGAATTTCAAACATATCGATTCAAAGAAGATAAGGATGGTAATCTAATTGATACACCTGAGGATGACAATAACCACTCGGTTGACTCAATCAGATATGTATTAGAATCCGAACTAAATAAAAAGAGTGGAAAACTAACAATTATATAATGGAAAAATTAGAATTAGTAATAGAT